TGTGCCATACCTGTGAATTCCATGATGATCATCCACTCAGGCATGTCTGGGATAGATCTAAATCCCATCTTGCAACGTGTAATTCTATAACTTTGCATCTTGTTTTCTCCCACAAGATGATCAAAGAAGCTACGCATGTTGGTGACCCACTCAAGATCAGTGATGTCACCTTGTTTGTCAGCCCAGATAGTGTATAAGTCCATTATGTCATCGGTCCCAAAATTTCAAATCCATCTATTTGACTCTTGTACAGATGTGCCTGCTCAAGATACAAATAGTCAAAACCTCGTGCCCGGTAGATAGCACATTCAGTTTTCATTGTTTCAATTCCCAGCCTCAGCTCGGGACGATGATATGTCCAGGCAAACTGATCGCACAAGGCGTTGCGATCATCAAATCTACGTATCAAACTCCAGGCCACTAACTCGCTGTCGTCATAGTAGCCAATGATGTCGGCCCCGGGATCACGATAACGACTTGGAAACATCGGCATCACAGATCCAAACTTCCGGTAAATGCAGTAGGTTCTATAGATGTCATCTAACTGCTGACACACTTCGGCAGTGGGGTCAAGGTATTGCCATGTCACTGATTCACTGTAACTGGTCTCGTCAAGATTGATCCTTGCAAATTGATAAGTCACAGTCTAGGGTCCTGACGATGCGCAAACAAGCCCAACAGGTAATCCTCAGGCCAGTCTTGATAGTAACCCTTGTGGGCCAACTGTTGTGCTGCTGCATCAAGTTTTGTTTTGTCTTGCAGGAATATCAATGCATACTGGCCTTGATTCATTGAGACACCGTTGATGATTTCTGGTGAGTCAGGATGATCAGTCAGGGCCAGCATGTTCTTGTTGTCAAGATAGTTGATCTGCACCATCCGAGCACAGTTCTCTAAGAGATCAGCACTGATGACCTGAGGATCATACACCAACACCACAACTTCGCGCCCCTGCATACCCCAGCGCCAGTGATTTACCAAATCAAAGTAGGGATCGTTGCCAGGCACAATCACAATGGTGTTGGCTAGCCTGGCCTGTCTAGCATACGGACACGGTGCCCAGTTGTTGAGTGCAGGGCTGGGCTTTTCAACAAAGTCCGTGATCCACTGCTCAATATCATGTTTGGCCTGTTCAAAATCCATTAGAAGAAAGGTAGTCCAGATTTTTTAGTGGTTTCAAGATTCTCTTTGACAATGTCATTGATCATCTGTCGTTCGTTCCAACTCAACTGCAATACTTGATCATACGTTATGCCACCCCGCATATACCATGCCAACTTTAATGCCTCCTGCCTGATACCATTTGATTCTTTTTCCATTGTATCGATGATTTTTTCTATCTCATCGGCAGCCGAAGTCAGGAGGCGGGAGCGAAAAAATTTGATTGATCTAATGTAAAAGTTTGATCGTATCTGTGTTTGCACTCAGGACAATCAAGTTGCAGTGGTGGAATATCTGTGGCCTCACGCAGGGCAACCAAGTGGTCTTTGATCTGATTGAACACATGCGATTCGCAGTTGGCAAGAAATTCCTGAATCCAAGGCTGCTCAGATACCATGGCCTGCGGTGTTTTGATCATTGCAATGCACTGTGCTGCTGCTATCACTGTGTACCTTGTGAGTTTCATAATGGTTTGATTCAGCAGTCTGAGTTTTTCTTCTTCGGGAACATCAGAATCTGGCAGAATGCTGAGAACTTTTTGTTCTTCAAACTGCCGGATACTGTTTTCCACAACTTGCTGGTAACTCAAGGGCTTGAAATGTATTTCAATGTCGCCATTGACCAATGGTATTTCAAAGTTGGGTTTTTTCAGTCGATCCATGATGCCACGCAGGTCAACACTGAATTCATGTTGATGTCCGCAAGCCGGGCAAGTGCTGGAAAGTTCTAGTTCATGTCCGTAACTGGCTATCCTAATGGCCAACAACAAGGTGTCAAGGTCCGTGTTGGGCATTGCCCAGGCATCTCTGATGTTTGGAATGCAGCTCTGAATCACATTGACCACAGCCTGCCCGTTGAACAAAGCATCAGGAGTCCGATAACTGATTTCATCAATAGCAGTCATGGGCAGCACTGGCAATTCACCATTGTCAGGCATTGCCAGTGTGTCTTTGGGCCAGTGATTTCCAAGACTTGGCAATTTGATGTAAATGGCAGGTTGTCTAAAAAACTGACGTAGCGGGTTGATTTGAGGGTTCATAGGGTTCCATAAATAGGTTTAAGTACTTATTCTAGGTAAAAAACATGGATGCAGAAGTTCAACGTGCAGTAGAAGAGTTCCAACGAGCCACTCAAAACTTTGCTCAAGTCATGAGCTCAATGAGTGGTAGTGTTCAACAGGCCGCAGCAGGATCCAACAGTCTTGCTTCGGCTTCATCTTCGGCTAGTTCCAGTGTTTCAAGACTTGGTGCCGACGCCAAATATGCTGGCAGCGAACTTGTATCTGCTGCCAGTGATGGATCAGCGGCCATACAAGGGTACAATCGCACTCTTGCGCAAACAACTAAACTTCTTCAGAATTTTGTTGGTGGAATTCCTGTAGCTGGTGCGGCAATTGGAGCCATGAGCGGTGCATTGCAGACAGCAGTGGCACAGGGCGATCGTTATGCCAAAGTCTATGGCAATCTCAGTCAAAATGGTCTTCTCCTCAGCGACAGCATGGAGTCGGTGGCGGCAGCGGGCAAACAAGCCGGCTATGCGATTGGGGCAAACCAAGAACAAGCTCAAAAGTTCAGTGACATCCTGCAACGTAGCAGTGGCGATTTGGCACTGTTCAGCAAAGGCACAGCTCGCGCTCGTGACACCTTTGTCAATGCAGCCAAGGGCATGGAAGGCAATCGTGAAGGACTGATGCGTCTTGGTATTGGATTCGACGAAGCTACCGAGGGCATTGGACAATACATTAGATTGCAGGCAATGTCTGGCAATGTGCAGAATCAAACTGCTGAAAGTATTTCTAAAGGTACAGTAGGTTATTTGAGAAATCTCAATGAACTTTCTCAACTCACTGGACAGAGTCGTGCTGAAATTGCCAAATCTCAAGAAGAGGCTCTGCGCAATGCTAGATTCAATGCCAAGATAATTGAATTACAAAAACAAGGACCCGAAGGCGAAGCAGCAGCCAAGCGGTTGATGAACACTTACACCCTGTTGTCTGCACAGAGCAAGGAAGCAGCAGACGGATTTGCTGACCTCAGCACTGGCATGGTATCCACTGAAAACGCAACAAAACTTCAGCTGAGCACCAATGGGCAAGCCTTGCAAGTCAGTCAAGACGTTATCAATGGGCAAAAGAGCTCAATTGAAGGTTTTCAAGTCATGGCTCGTGCTGCTGGTGAGAACGCTGACAAACAAAACAAACTCACACAGGCAATAGGCGACGTTCCTGGATTTGTAAAATTCAACGAGCAGGTCAAATTAGGTGCAGCTGGTGTCAAAGACAGTGTGGCATTAGAAAAAGAACTTGCAGCATTAAATGCTAAAACCGAAGCAGATGCTGGTAAAGGAATGAATCAACAAGTACAATTCCAACTGAAACAAAGAGATCTAAATTTAGAACTGCAAGATGCAATTAACAAAATTATTCCAACAGCACAGGCTGCTGCGTTGGCTTTGCAAAAAGTTGCGGTGGCCTTGGTTCCAGGCTTTACCAATGTCATTGTTGAAGGTATTAGAACTATTGAAAGATTCGCAAACCTGGGCGGAGCTAATCGCAACCCTGCTGCGGCACCTGGCACTACTCCAAGAAGCAATACACCACGCGATCGTCAACCACCTGCTGCGGCACCTGGCACTACTCCAAGAAGCAATACACCACGCGATCGTCAACCACCTGCTGCTGCACCTGGCAATAATCAAAATAATGCTGCACCTAGCAATGGTCAAACACCTAGCACTGCACCGCCTGCAAATGGTCAGAACAACACTGCACCAGTAACTGGTACGGCACCTGCCACAGGAGGTCTAACAGCTCAACAGCGAGCTCAGCTAGAAGGGCTGTCTATAAAAAAAGGCGCACTGGCTGACGGTGCTCCACTCAGTCAAAAAGTCATTGATGCAGCTCGCGCCATTCAAGAAAATTTTTCTGGCGCCCAGTTCACTTCGTTCAACGATCCAGTCAAAGGCCGCAGTGCAAACAGTGCGCACAATACCGGCAATGCGGTTGACATTGTAGTGCCGGCTGCACAGGTTGAAAGTCTCCGAGAGTTACTTGATAGTCTTGGTGCAAAAAAAGTCATCAATGAAATGCGAGCTCCTGCCAACAAAAAAGCTGCCGGAGCCTGGGGTCCGCACATTCATGCAGAGTTTGCCAATGGTGGCATTGCTCGAGGTCCGCGGTCAGGCTATCCTGCTTTGCTGCATGGAACCGAAGCAGTGGTACCTTTGCCTGACGGAAAAACCATACCAGTGCGCAATGATGGCAGCAAAGAAATGATAAATGCCATCAAAGATCTCAAAAGTTCAATGAACGCTGCTCCAAACATGAGTGATCAAAGTGTTGTTGCAGTGCTGCAGGATATTCTCCGAGCACAGCGAGACCAAGGTGACACCCTGGGTAAAATACTGCTCAACGCTCGAGCCTAACGGTAAATAATACACTATGGCATGGAAAAAATATTTCAAAGTAGCCGATCTTTCAGGTCGCATGAGTCCGGTAAACGGAGCAAACAATCGCGGCACCAGCTATGGAACCGGATTTGGTAGTCAAGGTGCCGAAGCTGATTTTACATTTAAAAACTATGCCAGCAGATTGCCAGAAGTGTATTCTGGGCATCCCAATCGTGTTGAACGTTACAACCAGTATGAAAACATGGATGCTGACAGTGAAGTCAATGCTTGCCTGGATATCATTGCTGAATTTTCAACACAGATCAACGAACAAAATGACACCCCATTTGAAGTGGTGTTTGCTGACCGACCCACTGACAACG